GTTGCCCTATCGGAGCTGGTGCTGGATGGGAAGACGTGCGGAGACGCCCCACGTTCTCGGTGAAGCAAAGATAATCAGGAGACCTGAAGTCTTTGCCGACCGAGAATTTAGCGCCGCAGTCAGAAGCGACGGCCTCGTAAGCGTGAACCACTGGCATCGGCCAGTACGCTACGAGATCGTCGCCGCAGATTCGGACCTGGGCCACCAGTGCAGCAGATCGTGCGAGCATCCGCTCGCGCTGCACTGGGCCCGGCAGCTGGTCCAGAACCCTCTGACGGCGCGCCCGTGGGCGCTTAGGAACTGCCTCAACGGAGGGGTTCGGTCGTGTGCTCGGTACGAGACTATACGTCGGCTCGTATCGTACCGTGCACACCCGGTCCGCCCTCCGAAAGGCCAGTTCCATCTCCGCTTGCGTCAAAGAGCCGCGTGCGAGTAGGTTGCGCTGCGCACGTAGACGCTCGGGTTTGGTGTTCCAGTGCACCTCCGGTCCTCCTAACCATGAATCCCGAACAACGGTCGCCGTCGCGGCCGGGATCGGGAGGTAAGGAGTGAACGAAGGGCACCTCAACGGACTACCCGAGGTCTCGTCGACTGCTTCTGACACAGTCCACAAGCCGGTTCCTGGAACCGACCTGTAGGACTCTGCCAAGTCGACGTCCGCAGCAGCGCGGTACTCGCCAGGCGCGAAGTAAAAGTCATCCACTGACTCGATCCATTCCCCAGACGCCCGGAACGTCTTCCGAGCTTCTGCGACGAAGACTCTGGGGTCTGGTACGAATCGGGGTGACACTTCACGCCTACGGCTCTCAGACCGTCCTAGCGGACGGACTCGAGGGGCCTCATGCCTCGCACGAAGTTCCGGTGACGTCAGGAGCAGACCCGCAGGGTTGTCTGCTCCCACCGGAGTACTTCGTGCTACGCCATGAGATAGTGCCCTCTTGTCCGTCGGAGGAGGCGTCACCTTCACCCGCGTCCACTGTGAGCGGTCCGCGCCCCACGTATGAAGTACACGAGAGGTGTCAACCTCATCGTCATCTTCAAACGGGGGCCGCGGCCGCGGCATCGCAGCGCGAGGCGAAGGGGCCTGTACAGCTTGGTTGATCCAAAACAGATGAACCAAGCTCAGCAGGATCCAAGTGGTCGGGAGCCCCATCAGCGCACCTCGTGCTGATGTGATGGGCTTTCGTTCCTGACCTCTTTGACGTCCAGACTTGCGGTCAGGATAGGTGATTTCCATCGGGCCGACGGCGACGCGAAGAAGCGTCAGCTCGTCCGGGCCCAGATGTCCACCATCCGCAAGTCCCTCCACAAGGGCAAGCAACAGGTCCCGCGGTAAGAGGTCCGATGCCGCGGTTAGGTCCGCCGAGACGAGTACTCGTCCGGCCGCATCTAACCGCTCTCGGAAGATCTCCTCTACCGCCTGCCTGTGCT